TTGAACGTGTTGTTATCCGCCGAAGGCTTATTGAAAATGGTGTTGCCATCAGAAGCATTTCTGAGGCTAACAAAATTAGAATGAGTAAGCTTACCTTTGAAGAAAGATGCAAACTTACTGAGGCGTCGCACAAAGGATGCAAAGCTATACCAAAATCCAAAAGAACAAAGATGCTCGAAAAATCTGCTAATGCACATTGCAAAAAAATCGGAGAGGGAGAGCAAGAGGTTATTGATGCTATTTCTTTGCTTAATATCCCCATAAAATCCCAAGTTGCGTGTGGCGTCTATAATATCGATATTACGTGTGGAACCGTCGCCGTGGAAATCTACAAGATGCCCCGCAGCAGTGTTGAAAAGAAAAGATTCCCGCAAAGATTTAAATATCTCTCGGATAGAGGTTTCACCCTGATTTGCGTCTGTTTCACTAGAATTGAGCAACTCTTGGGGAATCTTAATGATGTAGTCAGACTCATTGATTTTACTTATAGGCTTCCAACCACTGACCGTAAGCATAGGATGATTAGGTGTGGCTCTAATCGTTTCTCCCGATTCAAGAATGATCTGGGTCAATTCTCCGCAATACCAGCGGCGGAAACATTTTTCTATTCTACCGAAAATATTAATCCGTGAGTTACCGGGAAAACAATTCCAATCCTCACCCGGATTATTTCGCGCACCTGTTTTCTGATCTGTTATAGGTGGGTTATCCCATCTAAACACTTTACCATTAAGCTTGCGATGATCAGGACGCTCACGCGCATCATTAGCTCCGCTCCACCTATATTCCTCAATGCCCATATCCTTGTAACGACTCTCTTGAAACTTAGACATAAGTAATGCTGTTTCTTGCCGAGCGAGGAATTTAGCCTTGCGTTGCGATACACCATAGTTTTCCGAAATCATTTTTACTAAGCTCTGCGCACGACCACCATCTAAAATATGCGTTTGAATGGACTGTCTTAAGCTCAATATATTGTCCTGCGACCATTTCTTAATGTATAAATCAAGGTTATCGCTCCACTCCTCAGCTATTTTCTCTTTCATTGCATCGGTCAATTGCGCCTCAATTACTAGTTTTGAACGCGCCGTGGCGGGTGCATCAGTGGGATTTGTTTCACCCTTTGGTATGGTTTTCTGTAAATCACTCTCCATAGATGAAAGGGTTTTTTCATAAGACCTCGTAGTTTGTGAAATCAAATCAACATTATCAATATCAACATTATCTAGTGTATTCAATAGCTTATCGCACAATCTATTGTAACGCGCATCCGCCGTTGCCTGCGCAAACTTCACATCTGAGGGTACATGGCTTTGCTCTAATCTCCATGTGCGCGTGCTTTTTTTAAACGTCGCGCCGATGCGCATAAGCTCTTTAGTTATCTTGGCACTGTATTGACCATAGAACTCACCATTTTGATACCACACATTGCCCATAGCAATAGCATCGAGCAACGCATTCGCGCTGTTTTTGAACTCTTTCATGCGCGTGCCTAGCGATTCAAATACAGGCTGATAAATAAGACGGTCAAATATGCGCTGAATTTCTTTTTCAATTTCGCTATAGTAATGCTCTTTGACTATAAGGGGAGGGAGTTGGAGCATGGCATGCACCCCCTTTCGGTCAATATAACAAAGTAGCTTTTATAAAATTCGCGCTTAATACCGTCATAGCAATCTTGGCAAGTGCTATAAGGATCAATTAATTTCTTCTTTTCTTCCTCGCAACATGCACACTTCATCATGCCTCGCTTGGAGTTTGTTTCCCCGATTTACCTGAAGCTGGTTTAACATCGTCATTCATTCCAGTGCCAATAGGTGGTTGCGCAGGCGCGTTAATATCCACCTCGACACCCAGCAATGAATCCTTATTGATAGCCTCTTTGGCTTCCTTATCCATAACAAGACCAGAATTGTAACCTGCCATAACGCGGTTGAATTGTGAGTCTTTGACTTCTTCTTCCTCTTTGGCATTGAGAATGCGCAACGGATTCCACGCAATTTGTAAATCACTTGGAACAAAACCAAATAGTTTCTGGCAGCAAATACCCACTACATCAGCAACCAAAAACTTGTTCTTCCTGCGCACTTCACCTTCGATCATGCTGTTATAGTTTTCAATATCATCTTCACCGCTATTAAAGCCTGCACTACTTATGCCAAATAGTTTAGTCATCGGCATTTTCAAATCAGCAGCCAAGCCCTGACGAATCTGCAAAAGGATTTCACCAAGTCCCGTAAAGCTGATTTGCTTTTGAATATAATCGTCGCCCGCGTCCATAGTAAGCGCATGATTATAATTCTTAATTTGATTTGCCATTTGAATGCGCTTAGCAACCGCACCTGTTCCGCCCTTACTTACGAGCGCCTCATTGTAACCTTTGATTTTATATACATCGACTTTCGCTTCATCGAGTAATTCAAACACAACATCTTGATTTTTAAGATATTGATTCAATGAACGCACTAAACGCTCTAACTCGCTCATACCCCACCCACGCAAGCGTGGTCTAATAAATGAAGGCGCTTTTTTGCCCATGATCTTCAATACACGGCTTTTGTGAACCTTAATGCCATAGTAATCATAGAAATCGCCATAAGCCTCACCCAAAGCACCGCCCACCACAAGCGTTCCCATGGTGTTCTGCACATCGTAATAAAGCTCCCACATATCGACATCACGAAATTCTAATGGCGTGTCATTTCCTATTTTAGCCACATTGAGCGGTGTTGCAGGGTTTTGATTAGTCACCACCATTACAGCGCCACCACCATAGAGCCTTCCCCATTTAATGGCCTGCATCATATTGCCAATGACTTCATTGCGTTCGCAATATACGTCTAGCAATTCCAATTCATCGGCGCTTAATTGTGATGTCTTTATCTCGAAGCCAGCACGAAAAGCATCATCCACAGGCTGATCCACAAGAGTTTGCACAATTCCGTGCTCAGCATAAAGCTGCGATAATAGTTGACGTAAATTCGATATGAGATACCAGCGATTGTTATTAAACAAACCATCAGACTGACTAATTTCAGGGCCAAAACTTCCATACCCACCCCATCCATTAATTGTATCGCAAAGAGAATTGAGAGAATTAACCACCACTTCCGCGTTGATAATGTCTTGCTCGGTTTGAATCATTTCGACCATAAATTACCGTTTCTTTGGCGTTTTTAACGCTTCCATAATATCCCAGCCCAATCGAAGTCTATCATAAACTAGGGATGGTTTTATACCATAAATTTCTGCCGCCTCAGAAATAGCCATATTCTTTCCATCAATTTCGACAAGAGTAACTCCACGTTTATTTCTATTTTGCTCCTTCGCCGTAGCCCATCGACAGTTTCCTGGCTCATAATTTCCATCGTTGTTTGGCCATCTATCTATGCTATGATTTCTTGATGGTCTTTTGCCCATATCTTCAAAAAAGTTTTCAAAAGACAACCACCTTTTGCATACAGCTATATTTCTCCCACCATAAAGATAATAGTTAGGCGCATTGGGATTTAAACATCTCTGCTTCATGGAATTCCACGTTATATAAGTAGGAGTGCTTAACATTGAATGCTTTGTTACCGCATCCTTCTGGGCGCACCCACAGCTAGTGGTTTTTCCTCTTCTTATACTACTTGCTCTTGTAATAATTACATTTCCACAGACGCATTTACATTCCCATAAACTGTTACACTTACCATCATTCCCAGCATAATTAATAACAGTAAGAAGGCCATATACATGCCCGATTCTATTTACAAAGGTTTTTACAAGAGGAATTTTATGCATAATCCCCCATACCATAAATTCTTTAATACATCAACTATCAATACAAACAATCAAAGATTGAGACCTCTCTGCACGGGCAAAAGCACATAACTATAGAATCTGCAATATTAGGAGATGCTGCGCCACTGGGCTTTTTGTCCACCATCACTTTACCATTCTGTGAATTCTTATATTGCGGTTGTGATAATTCGTTCTTTATTTCCTGCAGACGCGGCAATGTAGAATCTAATGAAATAAGCTCTTCCGCTTCATAACGCTCACCGAATTTCACGGCGCGATAGGTTTTATAAAAACGGCTTCTAACTCTAAACCAAGCCTGCGCTTTTAAGTTTGCATATTGATCTTCATTAGTGGGGCTTTGGGCATCACCGGGTATAATATGGCTATCACCATCTAAAGGCTTTGCGCCTGCATTCCATGGGTAAACACCGAGATTTTGCGGAAATGTCGGCTGGCCCTTTTCATTTACAATCTCCATCATGTTGTTGATAGCCTCCTTAAACCCAGCGCCAATACCTATAGAGTCAAAGTATAATTCAGTGACTCCCCACTCAACACAGATAGGTACCGCTTGCCTTGCGGCATCCCCAGCGCTTCCGCCCCAGTGGTCTGCGTGACGCAATACCCAGCCATGGCGTATTGATAAAGCGTTGCGGTCACCGCCCTCGTCGGCAACGTCTTGTCCTGCGACTTTAGAGCCCTCTACAGGTAATTTAAGAACCTTGTGGGCATCGACTGCAGCATTGATCCAGTCAGGATGGATGATAAGTCTATCGACCGCTGCGGAATAATTGCGCTCGACCTCTTGTGCAAATATGTGAAGCAACCCCTCAGATTCAGCTTTTGCACGCCTTGCATCATACCACTCCTGTGTCTTTAATGGATTTTCACTCCAATCAAATATGAATACACGCAACTTCCCCTTAGTGGGCTTAACATCAGGATACCATATCTCGCCTGCCATGCGCTTGCGATAGAACACATTGTTTGTGCCGTTTACCGAGCTAATATCAATAGCAACGTCCGTGTTATCACCAAGCGCGGCCTCAATAAGTTCAGCTTGTTCATAATGGGCTGATTCATCTTTAAAATAAATGGTATTACGAGAGCCACGACCTTGATTTGCACCCGCTTCACCGCTGATGATTGCGCCATTCTCAGGATTGATGATTTTCATATAGGTAGCATCTCGTTCCATATTAAAATCTTTAGGCAATAACAATGGAGGAACGTACTCTATAAGCTGGCGTATTTTAGGGAAAATAGCTTTTGTATCACCTTTTTTGTCAACATACTCTTCTTTGCGCGAACCCCAGCCGATGGCTGTTTCAGGATAAAACAACCAAAGCCATACCGTAAATGCAACGCAAAGATAGCTAGCACCAACGTCACGAGCTTTTTCAATCAGCCCATGTTGTTTTTCATTTAAGCATTGATGTAAGAAAGTTACAAATTCTATTTGTCTTGGAAACAATATAAATGGCATTAGCCGTGGCATTGGGTCGGAAACACGTGGGTCATAAGTTACGCAAACATCGCTTATGAAGTCTATTGGATTGTATTTATAATGAAGTTTACATGCCGCGAGAAAGTAAGGATCATCGTGCATATTATCAAATAATTCAATGCGACGCTTATATTCAGCAAGATAATCAGGATTCCAATTTTCAGCCATTTTGAATAAGTAAGGGCAAGCTTTTTGCTTTCATTTTATAAATTTCAGAGGCTTGCCTTAAATCTGTTATCTCAATTTTTATTGAGCTGTCACCGCCAGTAATTTGAGATTTAATTTCTTTCGGTAGTATTTTAACCCAAAGACTGTAAAACATTCCCGGTTCTTCTCTAGCCCATGCCATAAGAGCAGTAACGCCACCGAGTCCATCAAATGCCATTTGCAATGCATCTTTGACTTCCGTGGTTTTTTTATTAGGTATGCCCTTAGTTCGTCCCGCACCTATGGGACGTGGCTTTCCTCTTCGCGATTCGCCAATATTAGGATTCATAATTAATTTATAACTTATTTTTTATTTAATTTCAACCCAGCAAAATAATTGCCACCTATACTTGTATATAAATGATACCAACTTTTTTTGCCTTGACTTATAAGCGGGCCATAAGTAACGTAAGCGCTTAACATTTCAAGAATATTTAGTTGCCCGTGGACTAGTATGGACGGGTATTGGACGGGTAACTATATTTGGTACCCGTCCAAGTTTTATTGTTATTTTTCAATATATTATAATTCTATGGACGAGTGGACGGGCAAAAAACGTCTTTCCCAGTAATTGCTAGAAATACACCTATTCTATAAATAATATAAATATACAAATATATAAAAACTCATTTCTATATATATGTATATAAATATACCTGTCCACTAGTCCATATATAGATAAGCAACTAATATATAATAAAAAAACATGGACGGGTAGGGAATATTCCCACCAGTCCATCACTAGTCCAACCCGTCCAATATTCTATTTGACTTATAATATTTTTAAATTATCTATAATAACAATATAAGAAATATAAGGGGATTAAATGGAACAGGAATTCAAAGACGCGATGATGCGTTCTGGCGTTTCACCTGCCCACGGCCTAATTTTAGACGGTAAATTAAGACGTTATAGGGTTGAAGGCGATCGTAAGGGCCGTAAAAATGGCTGGTATCGATACGTTCAAGTCTCACCAGAATACGCTTGGGCGGTATTTGGGTGCAATAAACGCGGACAAAGCGAAAAGTGGAGTAGTAAAGCAACCAAAAATATAAATAACTTTGAAATCAAAGAGAGAAAGCGGATTGAGAACCGAATACGCGAAACAGAGGAAGAATTACAAAATAAGACTGCCGTTAAGTGCAATGAAGTGTGGGGACGCTTAAAATGGGCCACAAAGCACCCGTACAGCGATCTA